TGGCTGTGCCAGGCTCTTGAACATAATAACGTGGCCCTTGATCCACCAGCACTCTCAAGCCTGATTCAGCGGCTTGCGCCCAATCATCATGTACAAGCAATATTTTTTCACCAACATTGCACACCAGCCAATCATGGCCATTGTATTCCGGACGGCTATCTGCTAGAAATCTGATTTTCAATCCTGTGGTGAAAACAACTGATCCTGTTTGCGGAGTTCCGGCTGTGCCATCAGCGTTTGCTATTGCATAACTTCCTGTATAGGTGTAAGAGGATTGTAGGCGAATGACCTGACAGAAATCTGTTACATCCAGTAAATCTATACGTCGGGGACCTTGCGGTACCCAGCGATATTGATTCCAGTTCAAAAACATATCAATATCAACAGGCGGACTCCAGCTATAGTAACGATTGTTAAACAAACGTTCGGGAGTGGAAGTTATTGCACCTTGCAAACGTAACTTGTTCAGGAGATCATCATAAAACAAGATATTCTGAACAGTGCCTGTTTGTGGATCTCGACTTACCACTGTGGGAGCAAGTTGGTATTTTTCTCTGTCGCTGGTGGGTTCAGGTACATAAAAATCTGTATTAGGATTATAATAAACCGGATGACTGCCCACATAGCCAGCTAGAAATTCGCTGTTTTCCGGTTGAAACAAATGATCCACAGTGGCATTGAAAAACTTTGTCAATGCTGCTGTTTGATTGACTTGCGGAAGCAGTTCTACTATTTTGCGTTTAGCCATGTGTTATACCCAGTGTTGCGTTGGTGAAATCCTGCACAATATCCACATCAGTTACTCGAGCACTGCTGATGAATATTTCATCGGGTTGGCATTTAATTTCAAATAAATCACCAAACTGTGCTTGAGTATTTAGAGGAGTTATAACCACACTAGCTATAACTGGTGCCAGTCTTATATGTATGTAAGCGGCTAGTTCTGTAAAGAAGAAACTTTGCCCAAAGTCCCAGTTGATCAAACTGAAATATTCGTTAACACTGCCTATTACCAGGCTTTTAACTTCGTTGTCAGTCACTGTAGTGCCCGATGCTTTGATCACTTTGAAACGAACTTGTAATTCTTGTGGAGCTTGACTGCCAAATATAACTTTATATCTCACAGGATGCCATATTATTTGATCCGTCATGGTTTTAAATGTTTCTAGACCCACAAGCACACTGCGCAGTTGTTCGCTTGTGGGCGGCTGTGGTTGAGCACTAGCTGGCGCGTTGGTGGCAATCCAGTTCCTGAGATCAGTGTTGTATGTGTTGGTAAGAACATAGATATCCACTATGTTCATAATGGCAGGATCAATGCGTTGTTCATTGGGTGCGTAATGATTGTAAATCCATTTTAGATCGCGCCGGCCAATTTTCATTTTCCATCTGCTGGTTACGTCTTGCTTTTCTCCACTTGATCCCTTGCGAACCCAGCGATAGAATTTCTCCGTGGTAATTACATAGACCATTTCTCCCTGCACCCAGGAAGGATCGTTGTCAGCTGGCACTTGATTGGCATATGTATAGATCCTGCTTGTGGGTATCACTCTGGGCTGCCAGTATTCATAACCGTCACTATTGGGGATCAGAGTCCAAAATATCATTCGCTGTGCAATGTCTTGTGGATCCACAATAGTGTTGTATTGATTGGGATCCAGCGGCAGACCCAGGGGGTTGTTTTCACTTGACACGTATACTTTTGTATTATCAACATATCCATCGGGATATATGTCTTGGCCCAGTATTCTCCACAGATAATCTGTTCCCAGTGCAGGGGCTGGTGTAGTCACAGCAGGATCTTGCGGCGCCGAGTTGATATCCAAAATGGTAATACTGTCCTGTTTGACTTCGCCTGTGTTGATATCCACTGTTTTGTATTGAGTGTTATATAAAAACCTCACGTCGCGAACACTTTCAAAGATATATCGTTGTGCTCGAGCTGTAAATGTCCAAGTGCTGCCAGTAAATGACGCCAATAACAACCAACTGCTGTCGCGATTGGTATTGGTTGTATCCCCACTATAAGCCAAACTCCAGGCTCCGGGATTGATGTTTCCACTGGTAATCACTTTCCATGCCGCATTGAGATAATCGTATCGCAAACCAAAATTGTTTTTGCGATCTAGCGCATTGGTGATATCCTGTGTTTCCTGTGTATTGAACAGCGGATTCCAGCTGGCAATAATATCACCAGGTTGATACCCCAGGCTGTTAGCCACAAGGGGCGGAGTTATGCTAATGGCACCTTGCCCTGTGCTTAACAGCCCGTTGTTGGTTCCCTGCCCTTGTTGATTTACAGCAGTGACCTCATACCAGGTGTTGTCGACGTTGAACAACGAACCAGGAGTAACAATGTGGAACACACTGCTAATAGCTACATTGCTACCAACAGCCAGTGCAACATTGCCTTGATACAGAGCGCCAGTGCTGATTTGACTGCTGCTGGTTGCAGTAGTCCAGGTGGTTGTTCCTTGACTTTGCAAGTTAGCACGGGGATAGTAATAATAGTAAAAATCTCGGACTTCCTGGGCTATACGCTGTTGACCTTGACTGCCTGTCAGCATGGGCTGTAGGTAGTTGGCAACTAGAGCCAGGCTGTTTTGGTTGTTGGCCACACTGACTTCAATACGATTGCTGCCAGTGTCATCGTACAGGATTCCATCAGTACTTACCAGTTTGATATTTTGATATGTGCCTGTGGGATCATTTATGTTAAGAAAACGACTTTGTCCGCTATAAGTGCGATTTACAGCTTTGACCTTCAGCGCCTGAGTGTTAGTAAGCGGAAACACATTGTAGTCTTCGCCAGTAACCATGCGATCTTGTGTGTAATAGTTTTGGCTGGCTGCCAGTTGTATTTGCTGATTGCTGGCGCGAAGTTGGCTGTTGGCAACAGTTGTCTGCAAACTTGCAGACATTACCAAGTTAAAGGTGTTGTTGAGATTGTCACTGTAGTTGAATGCAAAGTTTATATTTTGCATGTCAACAGGTCGTATTTGATAGGCCAAACCGTTGCTTTGTCTATATGTTACTCTTATAAAGCCCGTGGGCACATTACCAAAGTTTCCGTCAGCAAATCTTATGCTGATTTGATCTTGTCCCTGATTGTCACGTGTGTAAACGCTGTAAATGTCACGAACATCTTTGTTCAGGCTGTTGTAAATGACATTAAATCCATTTACACTGCTTACCGCTGTCCAGTCTTTCAGCACATTGCCCTGACTGTCTACATTTTGCACCCACACGTCAATGTTGTTAATGCCATTTACATTGACGTCTAAAACACGATTGGCAACAGGATAATCCAGCTGATAGTCTGTAAATGCCTGCTGACCTTGCTTGAACATGAGAAAAAACCCAGTGTTGGCACTGGTATTTCCCAAGCCGTCGCTGCGGTAGATAATATACCAACTGTTTTGTGGATTTGGTGCACGTTCGTAAAACACACCGCTTGTGGCAGTTGCAATGCTTGTGCTGTCGGCAATAGTGAAATCTGGATTAACTAGTTCAAAATCCATGTTATTGCCAGCAACAGAGCTTGTATATGGAAACACAGTGCTGCCGTTGTTGTCGGTATTCATTTCGTAAAGTTCCGTGGGGATGCCATTTACTATCCCACTTTTTACAGGATTCCCAAAATAGTTGTTGCTGTTGAGGCTGCTGTTTACTACCAGGATAAACTGTTCCAGCCAATCGGCATTGTTTTGATCATTCCAGGTAATAGGAACATTTTTGAGATTTTGTCCAGTGGCATCATACAAGTCTTGGTTGGTAATAACTGTGGTTATTTTCAGCAAACCCTGACTGGGCATGGCACGAGGAGCATTGTAGCTCAACATTCTGGCAAGACGTATTATGCTTTCGCGACGTGTGGCAGTTTCTATGAAGTTTTCTCGGGTGTTGAGATCCATGCGGAAAGCCAAGCTTTGCCCCAGATAGGCCAAAAGGTCAATAATGGCAACAAACTCGCTGCTTTCTATCCAGTCATTGAAATCTTCTGGATAAGTCAGGCGAATATAATCCACCATGGCAGCACGTATGGTATCAAAATCATACGCTGCAAAGTTAACTTCGGTAAATGCTTGATATATAACTCGCCAATCTTGTGCGTAGAAAAGTTGGCTTTGACGTTGTTGTTGGGTAACTGCCATGTGGATCTCTATTAATAACTTTCTGCTGTGCGACGATCAAAGTCCAAACTAAACGTGTCAACCACTCTAAACGGGACATAATACAAATCCATCTGCACTCGTATTCCCTGATCAAAGCTGGTCACTGCAATGCTATTGGCTTGCACGCGAGGGTCGCCGTCAATAACTTTTTGCACTTCTGAAACTATATTTTCTCGGGTAACATCATCAAAAGGATCGTATAACAAGTTCCAAACTGCACACCCGTATTCCGGCATCATGACTCTTTCCGCGGGACGAGTATAAAATGCATTGATTAAATCTCGTTTAACAAGTTCAATATCAGCAAACTGCTGATTTTTGACATTTGTTTCCACAGTGCTGTAGCCATAAAAAAGTCGTTGCAATGTTCGCACCCTGTCCTGGTTGGGATATTGTTTTGATATTTATAACAGTTTTGGACCTGATTTCGGACAAAAGAAAAGTGCAGTTGGTTTCCCAACTGCACTTGTGAATGTTTCTGGTGTTAATCAGCGTCTGGGTCTAGTTGCCCTGTAGGCAGGACTCTCGCTCCTGCAATGTGCTCCAGTTGTGGACAAAAAAGGCCTGCTTGTGCCCTTGAGCTGCCAGCCGATCTGCAAGCAGGCATGCCTCGCGTTGGTCCAGTTTGTCAGCTACTGCATATCTGCAACCATTGTCGTCCTGTCGGACAACCATGAAATAGGTATGGGCCATGATCAGTTCATATAGAGCACTTCCATGCCCTCCTCGTCTTCGTCATGTTCCATCATGATCCACATCTGATACAAGTCAGTGTATTCCGGCCATATTGCCGTGCATTGTGGGCAAATCTTGTCAGCCCAGGAGTTGCCAACAACAGGCTCGCAGCCTCGCACAGGCACAAGGCACTTGCCACACCACCTGCGCATGTCATCAAAAATAGCACCGTGTGGCGTGGGCATATCCAGGAAAGCTTCTTTGAGAAGCTCACGGTCAAAACCTTCAGGAAGCGAGTGCATCTTGGAACTCCTTGAAAATAGCAGGATCTGCAATGGCAATAGTAATCATGCCATCATCAACAACAATGTTCTGTCCGCCGTTGAGAGCCAGCATCATGCGGCTGTCATCGGTGTTTATACGCAACTTGCGCACATACTCGTTAAACCGCTCTTCCACGGAAAAACGGAAACGTTCGGCCACGTCCATAATCAGCCATATGCTAGTGGGGTTGACCGGCACAGTCCACACTTTGCCTTGCGGGTCCCAGCTTGCGTAAAATCGCTTGTCGCCATGCGAACCACGAATCGTTTTCAGGGCTGCAACCAGCTCAGCATCATAACGAAACTTGAAAACTGCCAGCTTGTCCCGGCTCACAAGCTCACGATCAAGGGTTTTAGCTGGGACGCTAGCGGCGGAAGCAGGGGCGGCGGGATCAAGCGGTTGCATGCGAAATACAGGATTGCTCAGAAAAGCCTGCACCACAGCAGGCCCGCCCAACTGCCGCCGGTACTTGTTGACCAGCTTGAGCGCACCCTGCGCCTGCTTCACAGTGTAAGGCCTGCCCTGCTGGGCACGCTGGGCCAGGCTGTGACCAAACTCAGTGTCCGCACCCGAAAAGCCCTGCCCATCATGCTGGCGTGCACCATCGCACACACCAGCCAGCATCATGATCATGCCCTCAACAGTTTGAGGTGCAGAGGGGTCAACACGCCAGTTCTGCATCATGCGCTCCTTTGCGTTATGTGGGCATTATAGCATGCTAGCTGTCTGTGTCAACCACTTTTTTGCAAGCTTTTTCAGTAGCTTAGTGCTACACGGTGAAACCGTGTAGCACCTGGCTGCCCTCGGGCTCCTGGAGAGTGTCCTCAAACATGGTCTTGAGATTTTGCAGCTCAAATGCATTGACAGCAGTGTGGTTGGGTGCAATCTGCGGCGGGCACTGCTCAAGGGCAGTGCAGATGGCAAGGATTTGGGTGCGGCTGAGCTGGATGTTGTAGCACATGCACGTAACTCCTTTGCGTTGTAGGGGCATTATAGCATGTTAACCCAAGCTGTCAACCGTTTTCCAGACAAACTTGTGCCCGCTATCAACGTGCCCAACTAGCACATTCCATCACGAACAGCACGACAGAGCGTGAAAATCGCTAAGTTATTGATTTTACAACAGTAGGTTTGCCTCCTAAGCTGTTGTTTTTGCTGATCTTGGCAGGATTTTATCATGAGGCTGTCTGCATACAGGCATTTTTTTGGTTGACGTTTTTCGCACCCGTGCTATATATGACTACAGTGCATCACGGAGCTTGAAATGCTTCACGTTTCTGCCACAGTGCCCAACGCCCGTAAAGTGTATCAGATGTGTGTCAAGCATCGCATGCCTGTGCCTGATGCGTTGGTTGACGTGCTGAACAGCAACACCCAGGCTTGCGATATTCCGGGCTTTGCCTTCAAGCTCAAGGCGTACCAAGCGCAGGGCGTGGCGTATCTTGAGCGATGGGACGGCAATGTGCTGCTGGGCGATGAGCCTGGGCTGGGCAAGACCGCGCAGGTCATGGCTTATGCCTGGCAAAATCGTCGCTTTCCCATGCTCGTAGTGCTGCCCAAGACCCTGCTCTTGAACTGGCGGCGGGAAATCACGCTCATGCTGGGCAACCAGCTCAGCGTGCTGATTGTGGGCTTTGTGCCCAGCAAAAAGCGCCAGGCACAGCTCAAGGCGCAGTGGCCTCACGTTTCCTTCAGCCGTGTGCCTGAGCCGGGCTATGACGTAACTCTGATCAATTACGACATTGTCCCTCGCAATCTGGCTGCGCTGGAAGCGCAAAAATACGATTATGTCGTTGCGGACGAAAGCCACAAGATCAAAAATCCCAAGGCCCAGCGTACGCAGGCTTTTTTGCGGCTGGTGACAGGACGTGAGGAAATTCCCCGGCAGCGTGGCCAGTTTCGTCGTGTGCATGAGGCTGTGCCTCATGTGACGTTCTGCACAGGCACGCCCATGCTCAATCGTCCCAGCGAGCTGTGGACCACTGTGAACACGCTGGCGGATTGGGTGCCTCAGTTCACAAATTTCTTCAACTTTGCTAGCAAGTTCTGCAATGCCCATAAAACCCGTTGGGGTTGGGATTTTTCTGGCAGCAGCAACGAGGCAGAGCTCAACGCCCTGTTGCTGGAAACTTGCATGCTGCGCCGCCGCAAGCAGGATGTTCTCCGGGATCTGCCGCCCAAGACTTTTGTCACTGTGCCCTTGGAGTTTGATCGCGCCGAGTATGATGCGGTGGCAGCGGCTTTTGAGGGTAATGGGGCTTGGAAGCAGGGCATGGAAACCCTGGTGCGGCATGGCGGCAATGCTGCCAACAGCGACGAGGCAATCGTGGCGCTGGGCAAGTGCCGTGAGATTGCTGCATATGCCAAGCTGGACAACGCCGTGGAATGGATCATGGACTTTGTCGAGCAGGGCGAAAAGCTTGTGGTGTTTGCGCATCATCAGCGCATGATTGATCAAGTGGCCGAACGTCTCGCAGCGGCGGGTATTGGCGTGCGAGTGATTCGCGGAGGTGTTAGCTTGGAGCAGCGTGCCCAGGCTGCACAGGATTTCCAGTCTCGCAATGATGTGCAGGTGATCGTTCTGAATATTGCCAGCGCGGGTTTTGGTATTACCCTTACTGCGGCCAGGGCTTGTGCGTTTCTTCAGCTGCCTTGGACCCCGGGTGATCTCATTCAGGCTGCGGATCGCGTGCATCGCATCGGACAGCAGGACAACGTCACCGTTTACAATCTTGTGGCTGAGGGCACTGTGGAAGAAGAGATTGGCGAACTGATCATGACCAAGGCTGAAGTGGCCAACGCGGTGGTGGATGGTGGCGCAAACCGCGAGTTGGCGGACTTGAAGCTGGGCAAGTGAGCCTTGATCCTGTTGGCAGGCGAGTTTGTACCTGCCGTCAGCAGCAGATTTCTTAATTTTTCCGGAGTGTTCTCTCGATGCTGCTTGCACTGTTTTTTATCTTTTTCATACTTCCCGGGTTACTGAGATTTTTTGATGTTGTAGGATTTCCTATTCTGGTACTTGTGGCTATCTGGGTGGTTTTTTTGGCCTTGTTTGCGCCAATCAACTACTATTTTGGACCTTTTATCACTTTTGATCCGTGAGCACAAACATGAAAAAGATTTTGCCAATCATCTTGGGCGCTGTGGTTATCCTGTTGTGGGCTGAGCCCAGTTGGGCTGATATTGCCCAACAGGCAACAGCGCAGCAGGGAAAGGAACGCCATGCTCTTGAAGGAATTTTGCCCTTTCTGGGAATTATACCCTCGGTGGCGTTTTTGGGATATTTGACATGGTGTTTGTATAATATCTACGAGCCCCTGGGGCATGTGGGTCTAGCTATTACCCTGGGCTTTGTGGCTTGGCCTATTGCTATTGTGGGCAACTTTACTGGGGCCAATCCTCGTGAAGTAAGTATTTTCACTCATCAGTCCCCCTATTATATCAGCAAGCATGAACATGACAGACTGTGGCGACTTACCTGGAAGTTCCAGGAGGAGTGCGGAGGCAACAACATGTGCCGGAACAGCGTATGGAAAGCCTATCATGAATGCAAGAATACCAACAACTGCCGTGGCAAGTTGGTGGAAGTTTACAATGAACGACGCCGTGAACTAGCTGCCAATCCCCAGGCGTTCAGTGATTTTAAACCCTGCAACGACTGGCGCATGGATAAATGGGCCAAGTGTTGGTAACATAGGCAAGCCAGTAACGGGCATCAAGCACCTGTTACTGGCTTGCCGCGGAACCAGCTGGCCTCGGCTTCACGCCGTGTGACCAATCCTCGTAACAGTTTGCCTTCAGCATAAACATATTGCAACAACCGATTGGGTACTTCGCTGTAGTTGCCTTTGTTTAGTTGTTCCAAGATGTCACTTTTTTGTAGCCGTCCGCCACCCAAGTTGAAAGTAAAGCTTGTTAAAGCATCAAATTGACTTTGTGTGATAGGCACTTTCACAAACTTTCTCACAAAAACTTCAGCTTTTGTGTCTAAATCCTGTCGCAGCAGTGTATCCACTTCAGTTTGGGTCAAAGGTCGGCTCAAAGGGACATTAACTCCCCCAATAAGCACACTGTTACTGGCTTGTTCTTGTGGTGTTACCAAATGTCCGTATCCCACAGTGGGCTTGCCTACGGGATCTTTGTAAACACTGTATTTCAAACCTTCATGGCGCTTGATAAACTCGATAAGACTGCTGGAGCTACGATAACTTGCGGCGGCGGCCAAATCTCCGCTGCTACCTTCATATTTGTATATGGGATTGCCTTTTTCATCATATCCCTGACCACTATAGCGTCCGGCAGGCTGTCCTTCTCGGGGGCTGCCAATTATATCCAGTGGTTTTTCTTGCCCGGGAATAATTTGACCTGCACGCAAACCTCCGTTACTTCCCACTTCAATGCTGCCGTTGAGACCAAAAACTCTGGCACTGTGTCCTGTGTAGGGTTCATGATAGGGCAAACGTGGCATAATGGTGTTGATCAAAATATATCTAAACTGTCCATCAGTTATGATTTGCATGTCTTTTTGATTTAAATCCACCGGTGTGCTGGCAACTGCGGCTGTTGCCCCAACACCCGGTGCGGGACCATTAATATCCACTCGCGGAGCTTGCAGGGTATACCCTCCAGCACTTAAAACCCCAAAGTCGCCACTGGCAAAATCTCTTATATAGCCGTTGCTGCGTCTGCTGAAATTACCAAAACTAGTTTGCAGCATGTCAGTGCCAGCACTGGTGTGGATTTGTTTTAAGCTGCTTATATACATGTTCTGCTGTGCATACACATGGAACTCTTTTACAGATTCCATTTTTATTACGCCACCTCCACTGGGAGTGGAACTTGATGGCGTAGGCGTTAACTCAATACTTTTGTTCACACCACTTACTGCATAGCTTATGAGATTTTTGGCAATATCTTCATCCCTGCGAAACTCCACAACAAGACCATCTGTAAACACAACTGATGTGTTACTGATTTGCCCAGTGCTGGAACTTTGCCAGTTTCCATTATAGGTATATTGTTCTTGGCCAATAATCAAGTTTCCGGCATTGGTGGGGTCAAGCAAAATAGCTATTTCGGGTATGGGACCTGCTTGTTCATCTCTAGCCTTCATGTAGATGCTGCGGCCAGCTTCAATATTCACATCCAAATCTGCACGTAAATTCACGCTGCCTTGACTGCGAATACTGATATCAGCCTGTGCATAGATGTCAATCTCACCTCCTGCACTGAGTTCCACCCAGTTTTTTCCATCTACACTGTTCATGTAAACACAACCTGTGCTGTCGTTTACAAGAACTTGAGCTCCTTGTTGGGTTCGCAAACGGATAAAGCTGTTGCTGGGATCGTCATCAAATACAACTTGATTGCCGCCGGGAGTTAAAAAACCATAGGCATTATTGATGGGGTCTGGCCGTCGGGCGCTGGCGCTGGTTATACCACGAACCGGATCATTTAACAAACCCTGGCGTAATAAAGCATCCCTTAGGGGTTCAAACTCTGGTCGTTGACTGGTGTCATTGGGGTCGCCGTTGTACTGATTGCGTTTGTTGTATTCCACAACTGGCGCACCGGCTGTGCC